TCAGTATCTTCAACATATTCTATTTTTTGCTTGAATAAATCTTCGCGATCCAAATAAGTAACTTCAATCACATTATATTGCGAATCTCTGCGCTCATTAGAGTAGTTAAAAGAGCCATCTTTCACATTTGCGTTGTTAAAGAAAGCCATGATTGGCTTCAATCTATCGTTCGTAAAATTAATTTGAGAATTTGTATAAAACATGTTTCCCCTGAAGCAAGCCACCAAAGATTTTAGAGACTCAAACACGTTTGTTTTGTCCGCAATCACACCATTGAAAGCATATCTAGGTTCCAAGCCGCCATTTGTGGAAGGAACACCAACAAACACGCCGTTTGAGTCAACTGCATCGCAGTAACGCCCAATCTTGTAAAGCTCCCAATAGTTAATTTCAGATGGGGAAACAAAATTACCCAATCCATATCTGCGACTGATTAAAATATCAAATAAGACCCAAACAGGATTATCTGTCCATGCTAATTTAAATGTTCCATCCCAATTGCCTTTATAAATTAATCTTTCTTCTGTATTATTGAAATCAACTAAATTTTTACCAAATAAACTATTGAAATAAGCTACATCTTGAACAGTAAGGTATCTTTTATCTTTACCACTTGCTTTTAACGGAAAATAATTACTTGGTACAAAAACTTTTTTAAATCGCGCATCATAACTGCGAGATGGAATTGAATTGAATGTTCTAGCGTCTAATTTTAATCCACAAATAGCTGAATAGGGATAAGAAAACGGAACATTAATAATTTCTGTAATTTTACTCAAATTAATTTCTCGCCTAATAAGAGAAGAATAAGACTCAGCAGTGACTCTAGAAACTCTTACAAATCTATTTTTATTATCAACATAAGGTGGTAATCGAATTGGGTCAGATGGGTTATTTATAAACTTAAGTATGTTCCAGTATGTTTGATACGATCTTGCAGTTTCTTCACGGCCAACATCAATTGAAACTGGTGAAGTAACCACACCTTTAACTTGAAAGGTTCTATTAAGATATACCTCTTCCCCTCCATCTGAGCTTTGATAACCAGTTTGAATTGAAAACTCTATAAGTGCAGGAATCTGCGCTCCAGCTTCAACAGATTCATTCTTCTTATCTTCTTTCAACAAGGTAAGATTTTGATGCGCTGTGTCAGTTAAAGTTGAGACTTGTACAGTAACAAAAACTTGATCAACATTTGGGTTAAGAACAACATGAGTGATACTTGAAGATGGTTCTGACGCGTAACTTATATAATTTTTATTCCAATCACTGTAACTTTCGGGTGCGCCATTTGCCAATCTGTTATCGTCGCTTCCATTTGATCCTACAAACGTATAATCACCAGCACCGCCGCCGCCCCAAGCAGCAGTATCTAAAGTTTTAAAATCTGGTCTTATAAGAAGAGATGAAACTTGCTGTCCAGCTACGAACGGACCTCTTAATCGAGAAAAAAACGGAATGTCTAAATAAGTTTTATTAAATAAACTTAATGGTTTTTGAAGATCAGCCCCGTCTCTTATTTCGCATGTAGCATTTGCATAATTAAATTTTGCGCCTGCATTTAATACTTTGATTGATTTAAGATGTTTAATGATGGCAGAGACACCATTCTCCAAAACAAAACCGTCTCTTTGATAAAAGAAAACATAAAAATCTCCCCTTGCGAAAGTTTTAGAAGTGAAGTTTGAAGCGATCTCAGTTTCAAAAAATGTTGTGTTTATTCTTTTCTTTGGAGAAAGAATTTTTTTATTTTGTAATTCTGTAGCTTCTAAATCATAATAAATTTGATTATAAATATCATCTTTTAAAACAATTAAGCCTGTGCTGAGTTCTTGCAAAGAACGTAGGTCTGCATTTAAACTTATTTTGAGCGCTAAAAATGGATAGTCTTCTGAGAGATGTTCTGGAAAATCTGACAAAAGATTAGCCGAAAGCTCTTGTCTAGAAGAAAAATTAAATTGTGCCGTCAAAAATAGCAACTGCTTAAGTGTAGAAGCGTTTGTCAATGAAGGATAAGCCCGCCTCTTTGCATCTTCTGCCGAATAAGCAAGCCGAATTTTCTCACGCGATCTGAAAATCTCCTCGCTTATATGCTGGTAACAGGCAGTCTAATAACAACATCATCTAAATAAATTGACTCAAATATACCAAGGTTATCAACATATTCGCCATTTGCTCCAACTAAACCATCAATTTCTCCATCAGAGATAAGATCAATACTTTCAGCATAATCGTAAGACGAAAGACTTTGCAAGTCGCCTAACTTTGGCGGTTTTAAAGTTGGTGGAGGCGGAGGAGGAGGATTACTAGAACGACCACCACCACCACCCGATTTAGACATCCCAGCACCAGCAATTCCTTTAATGTATTTTTTAGAAAAATGATTCATTTTAATATTTTAAACCGCTCAAGCTTGGCTTGTAACTATGGCTACTTGGTTGGCAGATTTTTGTTCAGTTGAATTTAAAAACTCTTGCGCAAGAGTTAAATTTAATGGGAAAGACTTGATTGAGCTTTGAATAACAGCAGAGCCAATCTTCAGACGACCATAAACAAGAGGCACTGGATTACCTTGTTCTGTGATATTTTCTCGGTTTGAGAAAGACAAGGATCGAGAATTAGCAGATGAAGTGCCAACCCTTCCTTCTGCTCCAGGAATCTCAGGATACTGCTGCTTGCCTGCTTGAACATAGGAATATACCGCAGAAGCTACAGAGATAACGAACATAATTCCAATAATTATCCATGATACAGGGTCTATACCACTTCCCAATATTACTGGAACAAAATCAATTTTTTTAATTTTATTTTTATCAAATGACGTTCCTTGTATCCACTGATCATCAGCGACGATTGTATAAATAATATTTTTCTTTAAAAGGTCTTTAAGGTCTTTTGAGAAATCTTCATAATTAGCCTCTAAGGCGCGAACAATATCTCTAGGCTCTTTGACTGCAAACTTATGCACCTGTCCATATTTTTTACCCAAAATGCCATGTAGATGAATTTCTGTCATAAGAAGCCTTTTACCTTATTAAGAGTATTTACATCAACTTCATGCTCTTTTGGCTCATAAATCGCAAATTTATTTGTTCTAAGAGAGTAAACGATTGACGGCAAGCAAGTAGCTTCTGAATTAGCGATGTCTATTTCTGAAAAAGACTCATCTCCATCAGGGTGAGAGTGAATGAGTGAAATAAATTCATAATCTTTCTTAAACCTCAAATAATCCAATGGATCAACACAAAAAAACTGTTGTGGATTTGGAGAACGATTGTTGACAAATTCAATAATGTAGTCTTTCTTTTTTTTACCAATAAAACCGCAGCACTCTATAGAAAAATACCTATCACAATGCTCACGAACAGATTCGAGAAGTTTTTTAAAACTTTTATTTTTTAAGATAGGATGGTCCATATTGATAATTATCTGTTGCTGGGAAGCCTCCAAAGGGCAAATAAAATTTTGTTTTAGCTGTTGTATTAGTTGGTGATAGCGCACCAGGGACGGGATTATTAATCGAGCTAGTCACAAAAGAATTACCAGAAATTCCTTGATAGTTAATTGTGTAATTGCCAAATCTTTTTTTACATGAACTAATAGACTTGGAACATCCATCCTTTTCCCAAGGTACGTTATCTAATCCAGGTGTGTTATTTTCAGAGGACAGATGCTTTTCTTTGCAAACATACCAAGTTTTAAATGGGTCTTTAGGCGTTGAAATATACACAATAGCTCCAACACCATAAATGATTCCATAGCGCCACTCATTGTTTGAGCTTTGAAAGTTAAAAGAACCTTGTGGAATATAAGTGAATGAAGAATCGTTTTCTTGACAAACTGGAGGGCCAAAATAATGACATCCCAAACCACGATACTGCCAGTAGCAATATCTTCCCATTACTAACCTCCCAGGAATGGAAAAGTTTTCCAAGTCAAATGGAGCAGTCAATTCAAACTCTACAACAGACTTGTTTTCCTGAGTTTTTTGAGAAACCACATAAGAGTCGCGAGAAATTTCTGAATTTGGGTCTGCGATTCCATAGGGATTAATGCCTCCTTCAAAATTCACGTCATCAATATACTTGGTAAATATTTTGATTCTCTCAATCTTAGCAAATTTAAAATCATTTTTTCGGCGCAAAATTTGACTAATTATTAGTTGTTCATTACTGATTCTAATTTTTGGCCTATTGATGCGATTAAAAATATTTGTTTCAAAATCTTCAATCTCAACTGCCAAAGGCACATGAGCGATGTTATTCAAGATGATTTTACCCTCTAAACCATTTGAGCAAGGATGAAATGGAAAGAAAGAGTCAGGCTCATTAACCGTATCATAATAGATTTTATAAAACTCTAATATGGCTGTTGGTTCTAAATCAAGTAAGTCTTTAGAAACTTTATTGTTGATGGGCATGACTATAAATAATAACTATTTAAACTATAAATTACACCAATTTTTAGGAGATTTCTCTGAGCGCGAAAAACTGTTCGAACTTTACTTGCGTTTTAGTGAAAGATCAGTACCTCTGCCCATAAAAGCCAAGACCATTTCTAGTAAAAGAGAAGAGTTGGTTTGCTATTTTGACAGACTAATGGAAATAGGCCCAATAATTTACGCACGAAATGAAAACACGGGTGATATTTTGGGTTTTGTAGTTTTTGATTTACAACTAAAGTCTTTAAATACACCTCAGAGTTTAGAAAAAATGATTCAACAAAAACCACAATCACAATACTG